CGGACTTAATTAGGGATAAGGTTAGTAATCAAGCTGTGAAGAAGACACTAACCATTCCGAAGTGGCTAAATGACATAGCGGAAGAGCGGAATGTAAATTTCTCCGCTGTGCTACAGAGAGGCATAAAAGAATATTGTGGCTTATAGGAATTGCTCCTAAGGGTATCAAGATAGCGTAGGGTATGTCCCCGCGCTATTTTTATTTTTACAAATAAGAAAGAGAGGAAAGAAAAATGGATTTTGGAATCACAAGCGTAGTAGCAATCACAGTTATCACTTACCTTATCGGTATGGGATGCAAAGCATGGGAAAAACTGGATAACAAGTTTATCCCGGTTATTTGCGGACTTGTTGGAGCAGTCCTTGGCGTAGTCGGCCTTCATACTATGGCAGACTTTCCTGCAAAGGATATTTTGAGTGCCGTGGCCGTGGGGATTGTATCCGGGCTAGCCTCTACAGGCGCAAATCAGATTGGGAAACAGCTTTCCGGCAAATAATTATATTAAAGAAGCAAAACAAGTTTGCATGGGCAAGCCTGTTTTCCAATGATTTACAGAACATAAACATTTCATTTAAAGAAAGAGAGGAAAGAAACATGAGAAAGAATGGACCTATGGAGAGATACCCCGGTATTGATGAGGATGCGAGAAACCACATTGTTCCCGGAAGCAACACTATTGATAACAGCCCTCGCCCAAAAGGAGTAAAGAGAGGACAGGGAGAGGATGATGCAGCTCACGGACCAGGAGTAACGCCGAATCCGGATAGCTACACGGGTCCCGGAATTGGACTTAAGAAGTAAAAACCTTGGGGAGACATAGTTCTCCTCTTTTTTTGTACCGTAAATCATATTAAATAGGAAGGAAATACTTATGAATCCATATCAAAGAGGACAGAGAGCCTTATGCGGTGACTACTTCAAATTTACTCCCGATGGGGCAGGACGCTTTAAAAGAGCAGGGCGCTGGCATAAGCAACCTCAGAAAGGGGATGTTATTTTCTATTTCAGCGAAGCACTGGGACGAATCGGCCATACCGGTGTAGTAGACGAAGTGCCTTTACCGGATTTAGCTGCAGTTGAAGGAAATACTTCCGGAGCAGACAAGGATAGAAACGGAGGAGAGTGCCGGAGAAAGATTTATCGGAATTTCAAGGTGGGCGATAGGTCTTGGCCTTGTGGTTTTGGCCGCCCAATTTTTGACGATGAGACTTGCTCTGTAGAGGAGTTCCTGGAAGTAGTTAGAGGGGAAATAGGTTACGAAGAAAAGGCTACCCCACGAAACTTAGAGGATAAGCATGCCAATCGTGGGAAAAACAACTACACCAAATACGGCGTATGGTATAACCACGGAAAGGTTATTTCTGAGCCGTGGTGCGGTGAGCTTGTAAGCTGGTGCTTCTATCAGGCCTGTAAGCTTCACCAAGAAAGGAAAGCTTCCGCAGCGCAGCAGGAGCCACAGAAAGAGGGCTGGATTCAGCAGAATGATAAATGGATGTACTATAAGGATAACGCGCCTGTATGTGGCAAATTTGAGTATATTAACGGTCGCTGGTATGTGTTCGACAACGCGGGCTTCATGATCAAAGGCTGGTTCAAGTCTGAGGAAGGCTGGTATTATCTTGGAGAAGACGGAGGCATGCTTTCCGGACAGTGGCTTCAGGATAAAGGTAAGTGGTACTATTTGTCTAAGTCAGGATTGATGGCTACAAATGCCAAAGTCAGAAAAGCAAAAGGCGACGGCTATGACTTTGTAGGTGCAGATGGCGCCTATGACACCTTTAAATCCCTGTTTACTAACCGGATGGAAGGCGTTGAGACGGTAGAATAATGGTCATGACCAATTCATGACCAAATTTATCCGAAAAACAGGTAAAATGGTTTCCTTTTTCGGTGCATAGAGATTACTAAAAAGTAATAAAAAGCAAGAAAAAAGCTAGGTTTTATGCCGTTATTCGCATAAATCCTAGCTTTTTATCTTAGCGACGAGGATGGGACTTGAACCCACAACCCGCAGAACGGGCACCAACTTTCCAGGCTGGCCGACTACCATTATCACACCTCGTCTCAGTCAACTGTGCAAGTATACCATTAGCTTTTTTGAAAATCAAGCATTATTTTTTAGAACTTTGCTGTATTTTTCGAAACGATACGCTATAATGAAGCTAACTAAAGAGAAAGGAGAGGCTTCATGCTGGAGTACTTGAATTTAAAGCTGGATGGACTGGGTGTAGGGGAAAGCTCATTGAACATTTGGATGAAGAATGGTCGGATTAAGTATGCCTATGATGCGCCTGTAGAAGATGAAGGTCCGGCTCTTGTCTTGAATGTGCCCAAAGAATCTTCGGAAAGCTTCTTAAACTCTTTAGATGAGTGTGCCATACCGAAGTGGAAGCGAAGCTATTTTCAGGAAAAAAAAGGAGGCATTCCTGCATTTTCCTTCCGTTGGTTTTTATTGTATAAAGAAGAGAATCAAGAGGCGAAAGAGTATCAAGGGATTAACAGTGTTCCGGGAAGTTGGAACCATTTTATTGCTTCTTTAAACAGACTGACGGCTGAGGTGAATAACGCGAATTCTCATCAAATTATGCGTTTTTCCTTACGCGTGGAAGAGGAAAGGGAGAATGTAAGCTGGAATCCTTTGACCCGGAAAGAAGAAAGAGAGGACGTCTTCTTTGAAGAGACTCTGCTTCTTTCCAGAGAAAGTCAAAGCCTTGTTTACCTGCAGAACATGAATAAGCTTCCTTCGGTAAAGCATGAGTACTTTATACCCAAAATCGTGGATTATCTTTTGGGCAATATAGAACGCTATTTTCAACATTATGATCAGAGTGCGGGTAGCATCGGGGAAGAGAGTTCGGCTCTTTTGGAGATTACAATTCAATATCGGGATGGTCGATATTTTCAAGTGAAAAGGTCCTATGATCGCTATGGTCTTCCGGATGACTGGGAAGACTTGTTGGAGGACTTTCATAAGACTCTGTCCTACTACGGTGTATTCGGTTCTCTTTTTGATCCAAGACTGTACCGGCATGGTGTGAAAGAAGGAGAACATATTTTTCTAAGCTGTTTATCCGAACCGAATGGAAAGCCTAGTTATTTTCGGAGCTTAGAGGACAATATTTCCGTGGGAGATTTTGTGTTGGTTCCCAGTCTGAAGCAGGAAAATGCGGAAACCGTAATGATGATTTCTGAAGTTCTATATTGTAAGGAAGATGCATTGCCTTGTCCTTTGGAGGAAGCTAAGTTTATACTCCGAAAATTGGATGAAGGAGAATTCTTCGGCTTTTTATCCCAGGATAATCATAACGATGACTTTATGTAAAAAAGGAGAATAAGTTGTGATTTTTTTAGTAGATTTTGAAAATACCCATGCCAGCGGCTTTGAGGGGTATCATTATCTGACAGAGCAGGATACCTTGGTGGTGTACTACAGTGATGAGAATTCTGCTTTACAGAAGGGCGTAGTAGAGGATTTAAAGGAAAAAGCTGTCCATGTAAGAATGGTGAAGCTTTTAAAACAACACAGCAATGCTTTGGATATGTACATTGCTTCTACAACGGGAATGTTTTTGGATACGGGAGAAAAGATTTGCATTGTTTCCAAGGACAAGGGTTATGCAGCGGTTCGAGACTTTTGGCATAGCTTAAGAGGTGCAGAAATTCTTTTGGGAGAGACCATTGAAGAGTGTTTTCTTCATTCTGTGGCCAATGACGATGAAAGAATCAGAAGAGCCAAGGAGAGAAACCAAAAGGTACAGCTTATTGATGCCTTTGAAACCACCAACAATGTTCCTACCAGACCGACATTAAGCTACAGAAACAATTATAGAAGAAGAAAAAATCAATTTCTGGATGTGAACAGCCATTTGGAGCCGGTCGAGCTCTTGCCGAATCCTTTAGCAAAGGAAGATGTAAGCTATGCTTCTTTGGTGGAGGAGGAAAATGACGGAGAACATTTTTCTGTGGATTACTCTGCAAACATCAAGGAAGAAAAGCTTTTTCCGGATGAGGAACATGCTGAAAGCTTTGAGAAAGAGCTATCTTCCGATAGAGCTACAGAAGAAACTGTTGCTGCTAATGAAAGAGAAAATCCGGATTCTCAGGAGGAAGCTAAACCCGCAGATAATATCCAGTCGGAAGAAGTGAAGCATGAGGATTCCTCCAGGAGTTCGATTGAAACCGTGAATCGTATTTATCTCAAGACGGAAAAGAAAGCAAATGCCGGAAGACCATCTAATCAAATCCAGTATATTTATGATCCGGTTTTAAAAAGGATGAAGCGTGTGGATGTAGAGGAAGTAGCGGAAGACAGCATTTCCGAAACCGGGGCGGAAGAGTCTAAAAAAACGGAAGAGAAAAAGTCTTCCGATGCCGGAAAAGATGGAGCTGTGCAGGAGGATGCCGGCGCTGTAACAGAAAGTCGCTCTACGGAGCAAAGGGAACGGCAAAGACACCATAATCGTAGAAGAAGGCGTTCTAACGGAAAGAAGGATAACGGAACACAGGCTTCCGGACAAAATTCCAATCAGGAATCGAGCCAGGACAATACTAAAGCAGTGTCGCAGGATAGTGCTAAAGTAGAAGCAAAGGACAATGCTAAAACAGTAGCAAAGGACTATGCTAAAACAGAAGCAAAGGACAATTCTAAAGAACATGGAAAGGATGCTTCTAAGGAAGAGTCCAAGTCCATCAAGGAACAAAAGCCGGAAAAGCAAGAGAAGGTGGAAACAAAGGAGAAAAGCGGAAAGTCTGATAAAGTGGTAAAGGAAAAGAAATCCGCCAGAAAAACAGGAACAAAAGCCTCTCAAGAAAAACATGTTGAAAAATCTGCTGAGGATTCTGCTAAAGCTTCGACGAAAGAAGAGAAAAAGCAGAACCAGACTCCAGAAAAGAAAGCAAAGGTTAAGGATGCTGATAAGTCTGTAGAAAGTAAAACCGATCTCAAAGCTACAAAAGAAAAGCCGGTAAGGAAGTCTGTAAAGGCTAAGACAGGAGAAGAAAAGCCGGAAACAAAGTCTAGACGGACGAAGACTGCGGAAAAAACCGATAAAACTAAGGCGGGAGAGAAGACAAATACGACTAAGGAAGAAAAAACGGCAAAAACAAAGACCGGTCCGAGAACTTCCAACGATAAAACTACTGAAAAATCTGTAAAAGCTAAGGCTGATACAAAGAAAACAGAATCAGCAAGTGCGGAAAAGCCCGGTCGGAGAGGAAGAAAGAAAAAGGAAGAAACAAAGGAGACTGACAAATAGTCTGATTTGTAGAAAAGCTAAACCAAAGCACTTATTTGCCGGAATAAAACAGGTATAAACTTTTCTTTTTCGCAAAAAACTTTTCGTTTCTACGAGAAAAAAACTTGCACAGTAGAGGAAATTGTGATAGAATTTCCTCTGTTGCGCGGGAGTGCTGGAATGGCAGACAGGCAAGACTAAGGATCTTGTGTCCGATAGGACGTGTGGGTTCAAGTCCCATCTCCCGCAGGA